TCAGCATGTGGGTGGTGCAGTTCGTAAGCCGTGAGATCCGTGTGCTTAACTATTACGAGGCTCAAGGCCAGGAGTTGGGTGATCACCTTGGATGGCTCAGGAACAACCAGTGCAATCCAGATGAGGCTAACATATGGCTACCGCACGATGGCGCAACAAATGATAAAGTGTACCGCGTCAGCTATGAGACAGCGTTCAGGGACGCAGGATACCGCGTCAAGGTCGTACCCAACCAAGGAACAGGTGCAGCCAACAAACGCATAGCCGAGGTACGCAAGCTGTTCCCGCAGATGTGGATAGACAAGAGAAAGTGCGCTGCTGGCATAGATGCACTCAGTTGGTATCATGAGAAGACTGACGAGATCAGGCAGATAGGACTCGGCCCTGATCATGACTGGGCATCACATGGCGCTGACGCATTCGGGCTGATGTGCGTTGCATACGAGCCACCGAGGGTCAACACTGCAGAGAAACCAAAAGTATTATCAGGATTGAGGAGGATGTAAGGATGGACGGTACAGAGATCAGGCAAAGGTACGATGCGCTACAGTCGCTTCGCAAGACATTCGATAACACGCTGCAGGAGATTGAACGCTATTGCGTACCTCACAGGGGTGAGTTCTACCGTCCAATGCAGTCTGAGAACGAGGTCGAGTGGAAGCGCAGGAACATATACGACTCAACAGCGCCTGTGTCATGCAACCTGCTGGCATCACAGATGCACGGCAACCTGATCCCGCCATCCGCACCGTGGTTTAACCTACGCTTCAGGGATGAGGACATGAATGAGGACTCGGCTGCAAAAGAGTGGCTGGAGTCAACACAGGACAGGGAGAGACAAGGGTTATTGGAGTCTGACTTCCACAACGAGGCATCTGAAGTGTTTCTGGATCTCGTGTCATATGGTACGTCCGTTATTATGATGGAGCCTAAGTCAGAGACAGAATGGGAGGGCATCGACTTCACCGCCATACCGATGGTTGACTGCTACTTTGAAATGAAGGCAGACGGTACACCGCATCGTGTATACCGCAGGCTACGCTATACCAAGCTGCAACTTGCTGACAGGTTCAAGGATCTGCCAAGCGAGTACACCGAGGACATGTCAGCATCAGACGTTGACGAGAAGTACATTGTCGTGTTCTGCGTATACTACGAGGACGACAACAAAGACGCAGACACTACGGGTGTGCTTGCACCAGACATGCGTCCGGTTGCGTACAAGTACATCATGCACAAAGACGGTCACGAGCTTGAGACAGGCGGCTACTACGAGTTCCCTGCAATGGTTGTCAGATGGCAGAAGGTTGCTGGTTCACGCTGGGGATACTCACCCGCACTGGTTGCATTGAGCGATATCCTGCAACTCAATGAGGTTGTGGCGCTGACATCAGAAGCCAGGGCGATTGCGATTGCGCCGCCACAGAAGACAACATCGCGTGGTGTTATCGGTGATCTTGACTTGAGGCCATTCGGCCTGACGCTGGTAGAGGAGATGGACGATGTAGGCCCGATGCTGCTGGGTTCGGACTTCGTGCAGGCAGATGCAGAGATTGAAAGGCTGCAGGCTTCTATCCGCAGCACCATGTTTGTTGATAAGTTGGAGCTGAAGGAATCTCCAGCGATGACGGCGACTGAGGTAAACGTCAGGTACGAGCGCATGTTACGGCTGATGGCTCCAACGCTCGGACGGTTGCAGAACGATTTCCTTAACCCGGTCATTGAGAACATGTTCAAGATCATGAACCGCATGGGTCAGTTCGATGAGCTTCCAGAGTCAGCAGCGGGTAAGGAGATGGACATCGAGTATATCGGCCCGTTGCCAAGAGCGCAGAAGGGTGAGATTGCACAGTCAATGGAGATGTGGCTCGGTGGTATCGCGCAGATGGCAGAGATATTCCCACAGGCGATGGATATACCTGACTTGGATCAGTATGTGAGGACGCAGGCAGATATGCGTGGTGTTCCAGCCAAGGTCATGAAGACTGAAGACGAAGTGGAGCAGGTTCGTGCTGAACGTGCAGAGCAGGAACAGCAGATGCAGGAGGCTCAGAACATCCAGATGGGTGGTGAGGCCATGAAGGCGGCAGGAGAAGGCGCACAGGCCGCACAGGCTGCTGGTCTTGAGGCAGTGCAATGAGCAAGGCAGTAGAGGAAGCACAAGAGCGCAGGAAAGAGGTCAGGAAGGCGTGGCGCTCGTTCGCATTAACGCCCGATGGTGAATGTGCCATCAAAGACCTGGAGTCTATATTTGCCCCGCCAAGCATGATCAAGAAGAAGGACGGTGTTGTCGATCCATATGCAACGCTATCCGCCAACGGTGCATACGAAGTAATCTCATATATCAGGAGCAATATAAATGAGTGAGTGGCAAGACGAATTATCAACAGAAGACCTGAAGACCAACCCGACACTGCGTAACTTTGAAACACCAGAGGCCGCGTACCAAGGGCTGATTGACTTAAAGCGTAGAGAGGGCGGTATGATACGCCTGTCATCCGAGGACGCTACCGATGATGACCGGGCAGCGAACCGTGACAAGATCATGAAGGCACACCCTGACCTGATGCTCAAGCCTGAATGGACAGATGACGATGCAACCAAGGACTATCTTGTATACCAGGGCGTACCAACAGACGCACAAGGATACGAACTGCCTGACAACACACTGCCACCTGAGTGGATTGAGGAACTGAAGACTACCGCCCTTGCTGAAGAGTTGACACCGCGCCAGATGAACAAGCGTGTTGAGTTGATGAACAAGATGTATGCAGACCAGCAGGAGTCTGCTGACGCTGGCCTTGCAGAAGAGCGGCAGACACTGAAGAACACATGGGGCGCAGCACATGATGACCGCATGAAGCAGGTTGAGTGGGTACAAAAGGAGTTCTTCTCAGAGTTTGGCGAGCTTGGTGCTATGAATAATATCGCCATACAGGGTTTGTACAAGCTTGCACAGGCATTGCAGGGACATTCACAGGCTCACAGTCAACCAAATGAACCTGAAGCAGCACGAACACCTGAAGAGGCACGGGCGCGTGTTGATGAGTTACGCAACAAGATTAAAGAGAACAAAGACCCATCTAAAAAGAATGACCTCATAAAGCAGATGGTCAGCGAGCAGAAACTAACGAATCCAGCGCGTTACGCATAACATGTGATACGATATACGGCAGTGGGAACAATCATCCGACCCCACTGCCGCTTTTAAAGTGACCCACGGGCGTGGACTTATCACAGTAATACTTAACTTTGATAAGGAGCCAATCTCATGGCACAAGATATTGAACAAGTATATATCGACACATTCGAGTCGAACCTCCGTCACCTTGCCCAACAGGAAACATCTCGCGTAAGAGCGTATGTAACCGAACGCGGTGTAGGTTCTGAAAACCATAACTGGGAACGCCTGGGTCACGCTGAAGCTGCTGCCAAGTCCATCTATGATGGTGCTGGTGGTGTAGCCGCAACCGCAACCCCGACCAATGACCGTACATTCTCCAGACGTGTATCTGTGGCAGCAAGCCATAATGCAGGCGAGTATGTTGGTATTGAGTCCCCGGTACAGATGCTGGTAGATCCAGTGTCCAACCTTACGCAGTCAATGGGCTATGCAATGCGCCGTCAGTTTGACCGCACCATCATCCGCGCCGCTGTTGAGGCAGATGCACTGAACGGTGATGGCACATCAACCACTTGGGCGGCAACAGATGCCAACCAGAAGATTGGTGATGGCAGTACGCCTATCTCGTTTGACATGATCACCGAGGTTCAAGAGCGGTTCATGAACAACAACATCTACCCTGAAATACCAAAGGTGTTTGTGGTTGGGCCTAAACAGGTTCGCCAGTTGATGAACCTCACAGAGAATACCTCCGCTGATTATGTTCATGCCCAGGCACTCCAGAACTACGGCATCGCGCCTAACTGGCTTGGCTTTACATGGGTGGCATCTACGCTCCTGAATGACTTGGTGGTTCCTCTGACCGATGAGCTGTATTGCTTTGCTGCAACACAACGCGCATTGGGCTTGCATGTTCCACAGGACATCCACGCTGAAGTTGCGAAAGACCCCGCACACTCCTATGCATGGCGACCTTACTGCGAGATTACTCTCGGTGCGGTTCGTGTTGAGGATGAGCAGATCGTCCGCGCTCACGTAGCCAACGTATAAACCAAACGGCGACCCCCTTAACTGGGGGTTTGCCACATTAGGAGATTAGAATGCCTAAGAAAAAGGTTTCAAAGAAGGCTGCGAAAAAGAAAGACACCCGTAGTCGTAGTGAACGTCAGATTGCTGCATGTCAGGAG